AGTAAGCCATTTTGATAGGGGCTTGCGCCCCACCCCTTTCTTACTCGTCCCAATCGTCAACCATTGCCGCCAAGGATGACTTCTTGGCAGGCACGGCACTAGGCTTCTTCTCTTCCTTGCGGACAGTAGGCTCTTCGCTCTCGTCTTCAGCAACAGGCTCGGCCTTGGCTTTCTTAGCTTTGGGTGCGGGTGCTGGCGCTTCTTCCTCTTCTTCAGCCGCCACCTTAACGGTTGGGCGCTTGCCGCCAATAGCTAAAGGAGCCGCCACATTGTCCATCTTGGCAACAGACATGGTGATAGCTTTCTGTGCCTCAGGGGTCTGACCTTTCTCCACAATGTTGGGGTACTCGTCATCGTTCAACCAGCGCATAGCCTTAAAGAACAGCTTGGGGGACTCTGACTTGGTATCAAACTTCAAGCGTGTCACAACCTCGCTGGGGTCAACAGGGTTGGGGGTCTGCGCCAACAAGAAGCGAGCGTAGGCTTGCAGGGGGCGGTTGTCACCTTCTTCTTTACCAAAGATTGACTTGGCTGGCAGAGTCAGTTGCAGTACATCTCCCTCCATGTCGTTGGCAAGAACCACAGCAACGCGTTGTTGAAAGCGGCAAGCACGGCTGTTATTTTGACCGGAACCGGCGACATTCTGAGCGCAGTCCGCGCAGGTGGCGGCTTGTTTGTTGGATGCGTCAGCGCTTGGCTTTTTACCATCGCTAGACCAGCAGTCAGGCGCATTGGATTCGCCGTCATAAGACTTCATGTAGAACACACGTCCGATGTCGGGTGCAGCCGCGACAATCACCACATCAAGGTAGCGTTCTTCGATAGCGGCAACTTCTTTGCCAGCGCTATACAAACGGAACACACCGCCTTTGATTGAGATGCGTTTGCCGCCATCACTACCGCCACTGCCAGCGAGGGCTTTGGCTACAGCAGACAGACCTGTGCGGTTTTTTACAAATGCAGGAACCGCGTCCTGATTAAAAATGGTCACGTTACTCACGTTATATTTCTCCTGATTACTTGGTTGGTTTACGAACAGAGATTGCGTACTCAGATACTGAGTTCAATCCGGGGGGTACGAGGCCGGGGTTCTCTTCAAGGAATGTCGACATGTTGGTCTGCGCGATGCGCTTCTCAAGCAAGTCAACTGCTTCGTGCTGAAGCACAAAGGTCTTGAACGAGTCCCAGTCTTGTGTGTTGTAGCGTGTCTTGGTAGACAGCACCACAGTGCCTTGGTCAGTGCGCACAGAGGACACGCCTAGTGCAAGCATCTGATCTTTGAGTGCAATCTTTACGGTGTCTTGTTGCCGCTTTAATTCCTCAACTTCATTTTCGTACGCTTGAGTTAGCTCTTGAATTCGAGCCGCCATCTTGCGGTACACCTTAGCCAGTTTGTCCATTGGAATGGCGGCTAATTCTTTGCTCTCCTCTACGGGAGGCGCTTCATCATCTATGACTGAGGTCATTTACTTCTCCTATTTTTTGTCTAAGGTTTAACATCATACACGGAACAAATTCTCATGCAACTCCTTTCTTAAATATTTTTTACTTCACTATCAAACATGCCGACAAGCAACGCGTGGTCAGTAACTTTAGCGGCCATTGCCTTGAATAGTTTTTTCTCAATGGGGCTTGACTCAATGTGTACCACAGTAACTTTGTCAGAGTCTTGACCTTTGCGATCTGCGCGAGCAATACATTGTGTATACATCTCAACAGACATCAGAGGCCCAAAGAATACAACTGTGTCAGCGGCAGTCAGGGTAATCCCGTGGGCAGTTGCTTGGGGTTGCAACACGAGCACGCGTATCTTGTCAGTAGTCTGAAAGTCCGCAATTATCTGACCGCGTTTTGTTGCTGTAACGTCGCCATGAATCTGCCCCACGGCAAAGCCATTGCCTGACAAGTGCCGCACGATAGACTCAATGCTTGACCTGAACAGCGCAAAGATGATGACCTTCCTCTGTGTCTCCTCAAGCACCTCGTCCAACACATTGAGGCGTGGGGACGCATCGAACTCCACAACTTCTTTGTCGTCTGTATACGCCGCACCGCAGGATATTTGTAGCAACTTGTTTACAGCAACACCGGCATTGACTGCGCTGATTGTCTCCCCCGCCGCACGCACCATCATCTGCTCTTTGAGTAGGCGGTAGTATTTGTTTTGCTGGGGTGTCATGGGCACCTCACGCGTCACCGTGATAACAGGTGGTAGGTCAAGGCACTGATCTTTTGTAAAACGTATTGCCGGTTGAAGCACTTCGTACACCATGTCGCGTGCGTTGGCTTTGGGTGCCCACTTGAACATGCTGATCTTGTTCATCACCTTGTCGCGCCATGCAGTCTGGAACTTGGGCACGCCTGTGGGGTTGACCAGCCGAGCTAAGCCATACGCATCCACAGGAGACTGTGAGGCAGGAGTGCCGGTCATCATCCACAGATGTGTGTCGGGTCTGATGATTGATGCCAACGCCTTCCATCGCCGCGTAGATGGGTTCTTGTATGCGTTTGCCTCATCGACAATCACAAGGTCAAAACGCCCATCATTGATGATCTCAGAGGCAATCAGGTTGAGTCCATCGTAGTTGGCAATGACGAACTCGTAGTCTTGTTGAATCATCTCTATACGCCGTGATGCCTGTTGATGGTGCGCGACCACGGCGCTTCTGTGAATGATGCTTCGGTTGATGTCGCCCATCCATGCGCTGTGCATGATGGACAGGGGGCACAATATCAACACCCTGCGCACCTCGCCCTTGTTCATCAAGTAGTCTGCCGCCCACAAGGCAGAGAGCGTCTTACCAGTTCCGGGGTCGTTAAAACAGAACGATCTGCGGTTCAGAGTCATGAACGCGGAGGTTTCTATTTGGTGAGCCATTGGTATAAACTTGCCCGGCCAGTGGTAGCGCTTAGTGATGGGCGACGGCACATCTTTGACGCCAAGATTTTTGAGCACGCGTGTCTCATCAAGTCCCCAGTACACAGCCACTTGATATACGCCGTCTTCATGACCAAGTACTTTGTGTTTGGGGATGATGCTGTATTTGTTGGGGTTGCGTGTGCGCAGTATCAGCGCTTTGTTGTCAACGATTTCCATTACGCATCTTCCCTCAACCGCGCCCACGGCGTGTTGCTTTCTCTGAACTCAATCTCTTCCATCAGTTTGTTTCTGTGAAGTCTTGATGATGCGTCCATCCAAAACTCATCATCTATTTCAGATACATCAACCCACAAGTCTCCGTACTTTGCTCTCCACATATTTGCCAGTGTTGATAGCGGCACGATATATGCTTCACGCGTATTGGGGTTGTCTACTTTCATACCGGCGTATGGTTTTCTTGGTCTTATCACTTCTCTTGCATAAACGGACATGTCTTCTAAGTCTTCTGTCAGTTGTTGACCAAGCGTTTTCATCTTTCCCATTTGCTTCTCCTGTTTTATTCTGGCATCCGGCACACATAGCGTGCCCTGTCTGTTAAGAAATGAACTTCAACTTCTCCGAGTTGTTTAAGTCTCTTAAAAGCTACGCTAAAAAACGCATCCTCTTCTATTCGTTCTAACTCCACCCAGTCGTGTCCGAAACGCATCACCCAAATATTGACTAAGCTATCGACTGGGACATTGAACGCTTCGCTTTCGAGCATCGCACTTGTTATTTCACTAGAAACAAAAAGCCTTGCTCTTACTATGCCTGCGTGTATGGCGTTATTTAATACTGCGGTCTGACTTCCGCTTGAAGCTCCGATTGTCTGATGCGGACTTAACGCGTAAGTTACTCCTTGTTGTTGCCCCGCCTTTTGAAAGGGGCTGTTTGTGATCGACATCTTTTCCATCTCCTTTTTGTACGATACCTTCTTTCATAAGCATTGCGCGTGCTTTATTTCGAGCGGTTCTTTTTTTAATGATCTCAGGCTTCTGCTCATACTTTGCGTACGAGGGGCGGTCTGCGGGGTTCTTGTAAGGCATGAACGTTCCTTTATCTGACTTGGTTTAATTTTGCTAAATCCTGAAGGGCATCCACCACCCGTCGAGGTTGGGTCGCATCCATTTTCACGCGCATCACGTCGTGTGACAAGCGCATGGCCATGACTATCGCGCACTCGGGGTGAAACCATACGGCAACGAAACCTTCGGCCCACCCCTTTGGGAATGCTTTTTGAAACACAGGGTCTTTAGACTGCGACATCTGCCCATGACCTGAGTGCTCGATTCCGTGCTGGTCTTCTCTAACTTCTTCGTGACAGATGTGGCACTTGGTTGGTGTCATCTGATATTCATCTGGTTTGTACAAACTCATTTACTTCTCCTAATGTTTTGGATGAAATTCACACGTTTTTACAGCACACCAACCACACAGAGGCGTTTGGTTTGGGTTCCATACATCGTGCTCGAAGCATGACTCTAAGCGAGCGTAGCGTTCACGGTAGTCCCACCAGTGCTTCGCCGCCTCGTCAGATGACATGCTCATCTTGACCATATCATTTTTCACGATAAACATCAACGCCGAGTTGACTCTGCGGATGTGGGGGAAGTGGGCAAACACCATGATGGACATGAGAACAAGTTGGTCTCTGTCAGGATACTTGTTGTTGCCTGTTTTCCAATCAGCCACCCATGCCGTTAGGTTCTCATCATCAATGATGATTAAGTCTGCAATGCCTCTGACCCACACGTTGTCATCTCCCCAAGACACAGGGTTTAGGTTTGTATCCAGCGCCATCTCATACTCGGGCAGTCTGCGTCCTGCCTTTTTCAGCAACGCGTCAACAACAGGTTGGAACTGAGAGTGCTCGGGCGGTATGGGTTTGCCGTCCTTGATATACAACTCCAAGCTCTCATGCACCTGTGTGCCGTACCGCGTAGCCTCAGTCTCTACAAAGGGGTAGTTCTTCAAGACCTTGACTTCGTGATAGCGGCGCTGACACCCCTCAAAATCTTTGAGGGACGAGTGAGACCATGATGGTTTTTTCATAGTTTGGCTGTGTTAATAGCGTGTGATAAGTGGTTGGCAAACTTGCTTACAAACGATTCGTTGTCGCGTAATGGGTGATTCATCTCGTGCAAGATGCCATGCGTTAACTCGTGCCAAAAAGTGTCGTGTACTTCTTCGTCAGAGAACTTGATGTGCACCTCGGTTCCGTTACTGCGCTTGTATGTGGCGTGTGTAACAAGCTTCATAACATAGTTGTGGTAGTCAATCTGACCCATCTGTTTGCCGTTGATGAGGTTGTCATACATCTGCACCATGTAAGTCCTGCGACCGATGGTAATTTCTTTCGGTATCTTCACTTGCTTCTCCTTATGATTTTGCTAACCCATATCTACGGTGCGCACCACCGTCAGCG